TGGCTTCACATAATAGTTTGTGGAACAAATTGGCTAAGGATCCATGGAATTTTGATTTCACAGAATTTGGTGCTGAATGGACCAATAATGTGGTGTTTTTCGGGTTCATATCTACTTTCATGACTGTCCCACTCATAATCAAACTGGCAAAGGAACAAATCAATTATGGAGTTGATGAACTTTGTTATGACACAGTAAGAGATGTGGTGGAAAAGGGTGTAAAAGAACACTTAATTACTAGGGAAAAGGTTGGAAAATTATTTGGTGCTCATAACTCTGATGAAGAGGACGTTCCGCTGGTACGGAACGAACCGTCTTCACTCGGAGTATCCGATATGGGCGATTTTGTTAAATTGAGGAATGCAATTAGGGCTAGACACTGTAAAAAGGATGAAGATGAAGAAGCACCGGCTGTTAAGGAGGATTTTATTCCCCCTTTACAGCCGAGTGTGGAAGAGGAAGAAATTCCCGATCCAGAGGGTGAACCTCCTTCAGATTTTGATTCTGTTACTAGTGTTGAATCTTATAAACCACTAACTCAATGTGCAGGATTACAGGTAATGTTCAATCCTTCTGTCGAACACGATTCCTTTGTGGACTTAGAAGACAATTTGTTTGAAATTTTGGATAAACCGAAATTGGATGTTAAATTCTGTTATGTTAAGGAGGATCATATGCCTGCCGAGAACTTACAAGATATGATCCAAAGTAATGTTGGGAAAACCGTTGAAAGGGGATTAATAGTTGCTCCAGGAACAACTTGTCCTCTTCATAGAGAAGTTTATCAAGGCATTAATTCAAATAAAAAGGTCGATTTAACGTTACTAAGTAAAAAGGGTGTCAAAGTCGTGTTAAAGTCAGAAAATAAATTACCAGATACAAACACAGAGATGTTTGCAATAGGACCAGTTAATGTTGATGCTATACCAGGTGTTTTTAATAAAACAACCCATAACGAGTACACTGCTCTGTTGGGAAGACATATTAATTTAACTAAACCTGAGCACAATGTTAATTTTGGTAAATTTACTACAAAATATTATGAACAGTTTTTCCGCAAGTTTAAATTTGATAATGTAGATGAATACATATTGAGTTATGATGAGTGGATTAAACTGCAGAAAGTCGGTAAAAGAGAAGGTTACGAACAAATGATTGACAAGATTCACAGTTACAATTTTGTTGATGCAAAATACCATTTGCGCGAATTCTTTATTAAATCGGAGATCATGATTCCTCCTTCAGAAGGTGATTTAGC